TTTGCTGCGCTAGGCATTCAGAAACGTTTAGGCATTTCGCACTTGATGTACAGTGCAAAAGACATTAAAAACATAATTGAGTTTCAGTCTGATTGGTACTGGCTCTATTTCTTTGCAATGTTGCGTTTACTGACGTGGCTCACGAGTGCCACAATTGTAGCATTGACGAAGTATGGCAAGAGAACCTTATTGTTCGAGCGGAAAATGCCCAGGACTCCTGAGTCGGATCGAGACTTTAGGCCTGATGTCCTATCCTTGTCGACAATGAAACACGAGGAGGCCATGTACTATCAGTGTGCTTTGTATAATAGGAGTGTGTTCCTGAATAGTTCGTGGCTGGGTTTGGAATTGGCAGAACCACATTGGCTGGCAAAATTTAGATCTTTGAGGCAGTCAGCCCCAGGAATGTGGACAGAGGCAGGCTTTAGATCCTACCGTTTCCATATAAGTGTTGAGTTAATGTGTCAACTGTTAGCTCATCCTAATTCTTCATGTTATTCTGGTGAGGACGTCATTCGGCAACGACTTGACGTCGCAGCGAAAACGCTGCATACCGTTAATGAAAACAGATTCTTAGTGCTCACATTTGGAGCTTTTGTTCGTACTAATACCGTTCAATGTGCTTTGCACTTATGGAGATGTTTTCGACAGCGGTACATGGAGGATGGTGGTCACGGTGGCCAGCCTTTTCAGTTGACCCACTGAGCAGATTTGTCGCGTATGGGTACAGATTCGGGGAAGTTAGTCTACCTGACCTTCCCGAAAATGTGCCCTTGACCATAAAACTGAGGAGGGAGTCAAATCAGGCAACCCGCCCTCCCATGTTAGTTTCAGTGGGACCTCATGTTGAGGGTGCCGCCCTACCACATGCAGATACTTCAGATACAGCTACCGCGCTGGCAGCAGTTCGAAAGAGAATAGGAGTCAAACCCCCCAAGGTTGATCGGACGCTGAAAAAAGAATTCTTGCTGTTTGTGGAGGACTGGCTTGAGGAGCACACCACTCCAATATCGCCAGATGCTGACTTGAGCTTTGAGACTTGGCTTAAGGACAGACCGTATCCAGAATGGAGAAAAGAGGAACTTAGAAAAGTCAATGACGGGATAGCTCGTTTCACTCTTAAAGAGAAAGACGCTATGGTAAAAGCATTCTTGAAAGATGAATCCTATCCAGAGTATAAGCATGCCCGGGGCATTTATGCTCGGTCTGACGTGTTCAAGTGCCTCTTCGGCCCGTTGGTGTCGGAAATAGAAAAGGATCTATATAAGAATAAAGAATTCGTCAAGCATGTTCCAGTCCCGGATAGACCTAAATATATCCAGGATTTGCTTGTTACTACGGGGGATTTAACAGGAACAACTGACTTCACAGCCTATGAGACAAGTTTCACCGAAGAAGTGATGAAAATGACGTCTCAGCCCATGTTTATGCGTTATACGTGGGTTCTCGACCATCCATTCTATAGAAGACTGTTCCTACGCTTGCAAGGTAAGAACTCTGTTTACTTCAAGTGGTTTTATATGGAGATTGTGGCGAAGAGAATGAGTGGCGAGATGGATACATCATGTAGTAATGGTTTTGCTAATTTGATGATCAATAAATTTTTATGTAAGTACTACGGCTTGGGTGACCTCAGGATTGGTGTGGAAGGTGATGACGGAATCATGAAAACTGTTTCCGGTCGCTTTCCCCCGCCTGAGGCTTACGCCAGGTTGGGTTTTACAGTGAAAATTGCTGTGAAACAAACCCAAGAGGAAGCCAGTTTTTGTGGCATCATTTATCATCCTGATGATCTGATCAATGTTCGTGATCCTAGGACTGTTTTAGTAGATTTTGCGTGGGCCAATGCTCGCTATGCTGGTGCGCGGAAATCGAAATTACTCTCCTTATTGCGAGTTAAATCATTGTCGTTCTTATATCAGTATCCAGGATGCCCGGTGATACAGGAATTGGCTCTCTATGGTTTGAGGGTGACGAAATCTCATGACGTGAGATCTTTAATTGATAAGAAAGGATTGTTTAATCTATGGCAACGAGATACTATCCTAGCCGCCTTAGCGTCATCGTTACCCGTCAAGGAAGTCGGAATGTCTACGCGCTTGTTAGTGGAGCGTCTTTATGGACTTAGCCTAGAAGAGCAATATAGGATTGAGTCGATGCTTCGCAATAAAACCGACCTCAGCCCGTTTGAAGTCGAGTTTGACATTCCAAGACCGTGGTCTGACTATTACCAACGTTATGTTCGTCAGGTTTCGGCACGCGATATTGTTTGTTATAATATGTCTTCGTCGCGTATTGACTTGATTCCCCTAATTGAATATGGAAAGGGGATTGCCCAGGCGTAAAAAGTGGGTTCTCGACCCCGCCTTCGT